CCCCAAGAGTCCAGAACGGTGACAAAACGCCACAAATCGGACATACTACGGTCAAGATTGATGCGGATTCACCGTTTATCGACCAGAACGATTTGAGGGGCAATTGAAACGTAAGCGCGTAGGCTCAGCCAAGCCACGTTTGCATAACGCACCCATCAAAGGCAAAAGCCGCATCGATGAGGTCAAGCCTTGGCTAAAGGAAATCGGTCAGGAATTGCTACCGTGGCAGGAACACGTGCTAACCGACATGCTCAAAGTCGATTCCAAGGGTCAATTCATTCGAAAGACCAATCTGCTACTGATTGCCCGCCAGAATGGCAAGACTCACCTAGCCCGCATTCGCATTCTCGCTGGCTTGTTTTTATTTGGTGAAATGTCTATTGTTGCCATGTCATCGAATAGGTCAATGGCGCTGGATACCTTCCGGAAAGTCTGCGACGTAATCGAATCGACACCTCAACTGTCGGTGCAGTTGAAGCAGATCCGCGTGGCCAATGGCCAAGAATCGGTTGAGCTACTAAGTGGGGCAAGATACGAGATAGTCGCGGCAACTAGGGATGGAAGCCGTGGTAAGACCGCGGATCTGCTTTTTGTCGATGAATTACGTGAAATCGATGTTGATGCTTGGACTGCCGCACGACCAATAACACGCGCACGACCTAATAGCCAGATTCTTGCTTGCTCGAATGCCGGTGATGCTTTCAGTCAGGTATTAAACGACCTTAGAACCCGCGCTTTGAGTTACCCGCCTAAGTCACTTGGTTTCTGGGAATACTCAGCACCGGATTTCTGCGACATTAACGATAAAGACGGCTGGTATCAGGCAAATCCCGCTTTAGGTCATATCGTGAGCGAGGAAATGATTGCCGAATCGATTGCCACATCGAGCGTTGAAGCCACGCGCACCGAAACGTTATGCCAATGGATCAGCGCACTACGCTCACCTTGGCCATACAAGGCATTCGAGGATTTGACCGTTCAAGAGCTGCAAATCGTCGCTGGTAGAACCACGATATTCGCGGTTGATATTTCAGTAACCAAAAAACAAGCATCGCTAGTGGCTGGTCAGATTATGGAAGATGGCAAATTTGCGGTAGGAGTCGTGGCTCAATTTGAATCGGCTATGGCAGTTGATGAATTGAAGATTGCAGCTGAAGTCAATGAATGGGCGCGTAAATTTAAACCACGCCTAATTTGCTACGACAAATACACGACTGCCAGCGTGGCCGAGCGTTTAGCCTTGTCGGGACAAAAAATTCAAGACATGTCCGGACAAGTGTTCTATCAGGCTTGTGGAGATCTATTAGATGCCATTGTGAACCAGCGCCTACGCCATAATGGCCAAGCCAGTTTGGTTGACTCAATGAATAGTTGCGCTGCCAAGGAAACCGATGCTGGATGGCGAATCGTGCGCCGGAAATCTGCCGGTGACGTAAGTGCCGCCATTGCCCTAGCCATGGTGGTTCATCAGCTGCAAAAGCCACAAACCAAACCACAAATCATATCTGTCTGATATGCCCTTAATGGGGTATATGTCCGTTTTGTGGTATCCTTGCCCTAATGGGTATCTTTGACCGTTTCCGCGTGCAGAAAATTGAAGCGCAAAATGCGCCGCAATTGATGACCGATTCATTTGCTTACTATCTGCCAACCACGCTAACGCCGGTGGCTAGAGATGAAGCCATGACCGTTCCAAGCGTTGCCCGATGCCGAAACCTCATTGCATCGACCATCGCCAATATGCCCATCGAGCTTTACAAGAAATCAACCGGCGAGGAATTGGGCAAGCCATTGTGGCTAGATCAGCCTTCAATCTCCCAGCCACGCAGCGTTACTATCGCTTGGACAGTTGATTCATTAATTTTCTACGGCGTTGCTTATTGGCGTGTCACCGAAACTTATTTCGATGACGGCAGACCAGCACGATTTGAATGGGTTGCACCAAATCGCGTTTCATGGACTAGCGACCCAAACACAAATTTCATCACCGGCTACACCATCGACGGTTCGCCAGTCCCAATGTCAGGCCTTGGCTCATTGGTTACATTCCAAGCCCAAGATGAAGGCATATTGCAACGTGGCGCTCGAACACTACGTAGCGCAATCGATTTAGAGAAGGCAATGCGGGTTGGCGTTTCAACCCCGATGCCTAGCGGCGTTCTAAAGAATACCGGCGCAGATTTAGACCCAAGCGAGGTTCAGGCAATCCTCTCAGCTTGGAAGTCAGCCCGCGACCAGCGCGCTACTGCCTACTTAACCTCAACGCTTGAATATCAGCCAACGGCATTTTCGCCTAAGGATATGGCTTTCGTGGATGCCATTCAGGCAACCGCCACCCAAATTGCGCGAATGATGAACGTGCCCGCGTACTACATAAGCGCAGATCAAAATACCTCAATGACGTACGCCAACGTTCAGGATGAACGTCGCCAATTCGTCGCACTATCTCTCGCACCGTACATACATGCAATTCAAGACCGTTTATCTATGGATGATATTACGGCGCGAGGCAATATTGTTAAATTCGATGTCGATTCAGCGTTTCTGCGTACTGACCCAATGGAACGCCTAAACGTAATTGAAAAGATGTTGAGCCTAGGGCTTATCACACTCGATCAAGCCATGGAAATGGAAGATCTAACACCGAATGGAAATCAAGATGTTTCTTCAGTTGAGTAACGAGATAACCTGCAACGTCGAGGAACGCACAATCACCGGCAAAATCGTGCCGTTTGGCGATTCTGAAGTTGGAAATACCAGCGTGGGCAAAGTGGTATTCGATGCTGGTTCAATCCAGATTCCCACAGATCCAAAGCCTAAGTTGCTATTGGAACACGACCCAAAGAAGCCTATCGGGCGACTATTAAATTTCACCGAAGATGAAACCGGCATTTATGCCACCTTTAAAGTCAGCGCCACTACCCGCGGAAATGATGCGCTAGTCGAAGCAGCTGAACAATTGCGTTCTGGTCTTTCAGTAGGCGTTGAAGTTACCGCTGGAAAGAAAGATAAGGGCGTTTATCGCGTTAAATCAAGTTTGCTTAAGGAAGTTTCGCTCGTTCAGGCAGCAGCCTTTAAGAGCGCGGAAGTCTTAAGCGTGGCCGCATCGAAAGATGAAGCCGAAACCCAACCAACAAACGAAAGCGAGGCCGTCGTGGAGAATACTCCAGACACCGCAACCGTTGAGCCTAAGGCCGAAACCCCTGCGGTAGAGGCATCGCGCCCAACAGTTGCAGCACCAATCTACGCTAAGCCACGTATCAACGTAACACCGCTTAGCATGCTTGAAAACACCATCAAGGCTTCAGTATTCCATGATGAAGAAGCACGTCAATGGATCGCAGCAGCATCCGACACCGATACCGTTAACGACGTTCCGGGTCTTGTACCTACACGTCAATTAACCGAGGTCATCAATCCAAAGACCACCGGCACACGTGCAAGCATCGAAGCCATCAGCTCAGGAACGCTTCCTGATGCTGGCATGAAGTTCCAGATTCCACGCGTTAAGACCGCACCAACCGTTGCAGTAGTCGCTGAAGGCGGCGCGTTCTCAGATACTCAGGTCGAAATAGAATATATCGACGTGTCAGTATCCAAGTTCGCGGGAATGCAGCAATTTTCGATAGAGGTCCTCGATCGCACGAGTCCGGCATTCCTTTCCGAGCTTCTTGCCCTCATGGGTGATGCTTACGCTAAGGCAACTAACACCGCAGTAGGTTCAGCACTTGCAACTGGCGGCACTCTCGATGCAACCACCGTTACCCTTCCTTGGGATGGTGCTGAAATCGCAGCATTCATCGCACGTGCAGGTGAGTCGATTTACTCAAACACCTTCAAGTTTGCCACGGGCGTTATCGTTTCACCAACCCAATGGTCAAATCTAACTGGCTTGGTTGATTCACAGAACCGCCCAATCTTCGCCGCAGCTGCACCGCAGAACGCAGCCGGTGATCTATCAGTAACCGCAATCCGCGGTACTCTCCTTGGACTACCTCTCTACGTCGATTACACAATGACCGGCGAAGCAGATAACTCCATCATCGTAGTCAATCGCGACTCCTACACATGGTACGAGTCACCACGCCTACAACTCCGAGCTGAGAAGGTCGGAACAGGCAAGGTCGAGTTGGGAATGTACGGTTACGGCGCAATCGCAACAAAGGTTGGCGCTGGTGCATTCAAGTTCAACAAGGCGTAGTTAGACACAGAATCAGCCACGCGGCGCAGCCCTAGCCGCGTGGCTGACCTAGAAAGGAAACAATGGCAGCCACATACGTTACTGAAGCCGAGTTGCGGGCTGCCCTAGGGATTCAAAACCTTTATTCTTCTGCGGTAGTCGAGGAAGTCTGCCAAGCGGCAGAAAACGTAGTTAAGTCCAAACTCAATTTTAATAACCTGCCAATCATCGGTCACAGCAATACCGCGACCACAGGCACGTCATATTTCGCGACTAAACATGAGTTCTACGTTGGCCAGACCGTGACCATTACCGGCGCTGGTTCAAAGCACAATGGATCGAAGACCATTACCTCAATCGATTTTCTCAGCATTACCTATGCCATTACTGGCAATAACAACACACCGGCGGTTTATCACCCAGTCGTGCCGTATGCCCTATGCGCGGCAGATACTTACGTCGATTACGCAACCGTACCGGAAGTGCGAGAAGCATCGCTATTGGTTGCCGTGGATATTTGGCAGTCACGCCAAAGCTCGAACGCTGGCGGTATTTCACCTGATTTCAGCCCATCACCTTATCGAATGGGCAACACACTTATGGCAAGGGTTAGAGGCTTACTTGCGGGTCATTTATCGCCTAAAGGGCTACTGGGATGAGCGCGATTTCAACCCTACGTAGTACCGTTTCAACGGCGCTAACTGACAATGCGGTTTGGCAGGTGTTTCCTTTCCCACCTGCCAGCCCGCTTGCCAATTCAATCGTGGTTCAGCCCGATGATCCATATATCGAGCCATCGAACGACCATTACGCAACAGTCAAGCCAAAGGTTAATTTCAAGCTGGTAGTTCTAGCGCCAATGTTCGATAACCAAGGCAACCTAATCAATATCGAAGATTTCTATCTCAAAATAGTGCAGAAATTAGAAGCATCGTCGTTGGCTTACACGATTGGCTCATTCTCCGCACCCGCAGTCTTAACCGGCACGGTAGGCGACCTACTTTCCGGTGAAGTATCGATCAGCATCCTATCCGATTGGAGTTAGCAAAATGGCCGATAACGATAAAGAGCGCGAGGCATTCTTGGTCAAAATTGGTCAAGTTGCACCAAGCGCACCAGCACCCAAACCAGCAAAGAAAGATGAGGAATAACCGCCATGGCGATTTTTCTGAATAATAAAGTTGGCTTGAAGATTAACAATGTTGATCTATCAGACCACGTAACCTCAGTCACGCTCAATTACACGGCTGATGAGCTTGAAGTAACTGCAATGGGCGACACCGCACACAAGTTCGTTAAGGGCTTGGAGTCCGGTACTCTCACCGTTTCACTCTTGACCGATACCGCTGCATCGAGCGTTCTTCAGACTCTCAATAGCGCATTCGGCACAACCGTCGCATGCAAGGCAATTCAGGAAAAGGGTACTGCCGTCAGCGCAGCCAACCCAGTCTATGAGTTCGACATTCTCGTAAATAACCTCACACCAATCAACGGTGCGGTAGGCGATATGGCAACCCAAGACATTACGTTCACCTTGAATAGCAAGGTAACACCAAACGCAGCTGGCACGTTCTAATAACTGAAAAGGGGCAAACATGGCAAGTCTAAAGATCAAAAGGGCAGACGGTAGTGAATCGGTGCATCCGGTCACGCCGGCGATTGAATATGCGTTCGAGCAACATTTCCATAAAGGCTTTCATAAGGCCATCAGGGAAGATGAAAAGCGAGAACACATTTACTGGCTTGCGTGGGAGTGCTTACGTCGGGCTAATGCGCCCGACGTGAAGCCTTTTGGCGCATCATTCCTAGACACACTCAGCGCAGTTGATGTTGTGGCGGATGATAGCCCAAATGGCTAACGCGCGACTCGATGACTTATCGAATCGCGCAGCTAGTAGTTGAAACAGGAATACCGCCTAAAGAGTGGCTGGAAATGGATGAATCCATGATGAAGGCCATTTTGGAAGTCTTTAAGGATAGAGCGAGGGAAGCAAATGCCGGTAGTCGTAGAAGGGGTCGTCGGGTTTAGAAAAGCCCTGAACGCCTACGCGCCGGCATTGCGTAAAGAAATGGACAAAGATATTCGCAACGCGCTCAAACCGATTATCGCAGATGCTAGATCAAAGGTTAAGCCGGTAAGTATCTTAAACAATTGGAATAAACCGATAAAAGAGCGCGAATCTCGGACAGGTCGCGCGGCTGCCTTTCCTTCCTATGACCCACAAGTAGTACGCCGAGGTTTGGTTTATTCGTTAGCCAAGAGTAAAACTAGCAAGTCCGGTTTCATATCCTTATTCAGCCTATTAAATAAATCTGCCGTTGGTGCAATAATCGAAACCGCTGGTCGATTGGACTCAGACGGAAGTTCGCGCAGTCAAAGCAACAACCCAGATGCCGGAAGGCGCTTTATTCTCGCCATGAATCAATTTGGCACTCTTACCGATTATGCCGGCAGGGGCAAAATAACGACTGGCCGCCTACTTTACGCCGCTTATGAGCGCAACCAAGGGCGAGCAATAGCCGCCGTGCATGAAGCCCTAGCCGCAGCCAAGAAGGCGTTTGAAACCACCGCCCACACCCAAGACAGAATCAAGAGAATCGCATGAGCAATATTAAAGTCACTATCTGGGGCGAATTTAAGAAGCAAGGTTTCAATCAGGCTCAGCGATCCACTAGCACGCTTGAAAAGGGTTTCAAGAAACTAGGCGCACAGGTTCTAGCGGCATTCTCGGTTAGCGCAATTACGCAGTTTTCTAAAGCTGCAATCAAAGCGTTTGAAGAAGATGAGAAAGCCGCAAGCCAATTAACCAATGCCATTAAGAATGCTGGCTTAGCATTCCAGAGCGCGGAAATCCGCACATTTGTCAAAGACCTTGAATCATCGGCAATGGTCATGGATGACCAACTAATGCCAGCGATGCAGCGCTTAATCATGCTCACGGGTTCTTTCAGTAGATCCCAAGAGATTCTCAACACCGCTATCGAGGTAAGTCGTGGCACAGGCGTAGATTTGGAAACCGTAGTCGCAGACTTATCCAAGGCTTTCCAAGGTCAAACACGTAGTTTAATGAAATACAATCTTGGATTGACTGCTACCCAGTTAAAGGGTAAGACATTTGAGCAGTTATTGAATCGAATCAATGACCAATACAAAGGTTCAAATGCCGCATATCTGGAAACCTATGCCGGTAAGACTGAAGCGCTCAATATCGCCTATGCCAACATGCAGGAAACCGTTGGTAAAGGCTTGGTGGATGCATTTATCAAATTAGCGGGTGATGAAGGTATCGGTGGCGCTACCAAAGCCATCGAGGCTTTCGGTACGGCGGTCGCAGACACAATTAGCGGTGCGGTTTATTATGTTGAGGATTTCCAAACTAAATTTGCCCCACTCTTCAAATTGATTGATTTTCTAGACAAATTCAGTTTGGATCTTCTTGAAGTCTTAGACATATTTGAGCGCCAAGGTGCAGAACAACGCCGCCAATCTGAATACTGGCAACTCTATTCAGACACATGGCAAAAGAAGCTTGAAACTGATGCCCAATTAGCCGCAGCGGAAGAAGCCGCACTAAAGCGCCAACGCCTACTTAATGCCGAAAAGAAGAAAGCCGCCAAGTTAGCAGCACAGGAATTGGCAAACGCTAAAGCGTTAAAAGGCGCACAACGCACTTTTGACATGGATCGCATTCAAATTGAGGCGGCATTGCAAGGCAATATCAGCGAAGTTGACCGCGAGCGCCTACGGTTGCAGCGCGCTATTCTCAATGAGAACGTCGATGCCATCAAACACTATCAAGAATTGTTGGCTGAAGCCGAAGCACGTTTAGCGGCATTGCAGCAAACATCGGCTAATTTGAATGTCAGTGTGAGTGCACAATCAACTACTGAAACGCCGCAGGTCATCATTTCAACACCCAATACTTTCCAACCAGAGCCAACCCAAATTCCTATTTCCGATACACCAGTTAGCGGATTCGTAGGAAATATGGGAATGCTGGGAACTCCAGTAGATACTGCGGTCATAGCCGCTATTTATGATGCATTGCCACAAATCACGCCATACACACCAACTCAACCGCCGGTAGTCGTTAACGTGACCGTTCAAGGCAGCGTGGTAAGCGAAAATGATTTGGTTGCCGTAGTTACTGAAGCAGCTCAGACCAATGACAAATACGGCATCCCATTCATGTATGACAGGTACGCAATCTAATGCCAGCACCAACGATTCGAGTGTTCGTCGATTTCGACTCAGCGACGGCATTCGAGGATAACCCGCTGGTTCTGGATAATGCCTTAGCGGGCAAGTTAGACACCGGCAAACTAGGCGCTGGAACGCTACCGCTGGAAATCACAAATCAGGTCGAACGCGTGGCTATTCGTCGAGGTCGAAGCCGATTAACCTCTAAATTCGAGGCTGGCACGGCTGACATAATCCTTTATGATCAGAATGGCGATTGGAATCCTTCCAATCCAGCATCGATTTATTACCCAAATGTTATTCCGCTGAAGCGGGTCATCGTTTATGCGACTTACCAGAATGTTGATTATCCGCTTTACCAAGGGTTCATAACCAAATACAACACCAATTTCTATCGTGGCCAAGATAATCTCAATCGTGTAAGCCTTCAATGCGTGGACAGTTTCGGGCTATTCGCTCAGGCTCAAATTTCAACCGTCGCCGGTGCACCGGCTGGTCAAGATTCAGGCGCTCGAATCAATGCCATTCTGGATGCCATCAATTACCCGCTAAGCCTTCGCCAAATCGACACCGGCACGGTTAACCTACAAGCCGACCCAAGTACCCCTAGAACGGCCTTAGATGCCCTTCAGACCGTCGAACTCAGCGAATTTGGGGGTTTATACCTAGATGCTAATTGCAACGTCAGATTCATCAACCGAAATAACACCCTAACCGGCTATGCCTTCCCGCTTTACATCTTCGCCGATGATGGGACTGGCATTTCATACCAGAACGGGCAATTGCAGTATGACGATACGACCCTATTCAATAGCGTTACAGTTACGCGTTACGGTGGGACACCCCAGAACGTATTTGACCAAGCGTCGATAGATCAATTCTTTATCCATTCAGCTGAACGCAAAGACATTCTGGTTCAGACCGATGCGGAAGCCCTAGACCAAGCCCAGACCATTCTGCAGACACGTAAAGACCCACAAGCCCGCATCGATAGCCTGACCCTTGACCTTTATGACGATACCAACCCCAATAAGCCTAAATCCGGCGTTGACCTAGATTTACTGGATTCGGTCACTATCAAAAAGACATTGCCAAATTCGACCACGTTCGAGCAGTCATCGGTCATTATTGGCATTCATTATGACGTTACCAAAACATCGTTTATGACCACACTATTCACAAGTGAACCCCTACTGGTTGGCTTCGTGTTAGATTCGAGCCTAAACGGTATACTAGATTCCGATGTTCTCAACTAAGGAGAAACCCTAATGGCAGGTGCAGGTTACAAGTTATTCAATAGCGGTGACGTACTGACCGCAGCTCAGGTGAACACCTACCTGATGCAACAAACGGTCATGGTATTTGCCGATTCCTCAGCTCGTACCACCGCACTCAGCGGCGTATTAGCCGAAGGCATGGTTACTTACCTGCAAAACACCAATGTTGTTGAAATCTACGACGGCGCTGCATGGGTTTCCCTTGATGATCCAAATGCCATTCAGAATTCAATCGTCGATGCTAAAGGCGATTTAATCTCAGCCACCGCGGATAACACACCTGCACGTTTAGCCGTGGGCGCTAACAACACCCGCCTAGTTGCCGATTCTGCCCAAGCGACTGGCTTGAAGTGGGCTGCCGATACGTTGAACACCGTCATCGATGCCAAAGGTGATTTGCTTGCCGGTACGGCTGCCGACACAGTTGACCGCGTACCAGTCGGTGCGAATAACACCCGCCTAGTTGCAGACTCAGCACAGACCACCGGCGTTAAGTGGGTTGCAGATACTCAGAATACCGTCATCGATGCTGAAGGTGATTTGCTAGTGGGTGTATCTGCCGACACCCTTCAAAAATTGACTTTAGGCACAAATGGACAAGTTTTAACCGTAGATACCAGCGTTAGCGGTAAGGTCAAATGGACTGGTTTCGTAGGCGTAAGCTGCACAAAGAGCGCAACACAATCGACGACCACGGCTACTTGGACTGCCGTTACTTTCGATGGTGAAGATTACGATACAAATGCATTCCATAGCACCTCAACCAATACATCAAGATTCACAATCCCTACCGGCATGGGCGGTTATTACCGTTTCAATGGCGTTATTGCATTCGCCGCTAATAGCACCGGTTCACGTCAGATTCGCCTAAACAAGAACGGTGGCGCTGCAACCTACATTCTTGGACAATTCAACAACTCGGGCGGCACAAATGAAGTGGGCAGCACGTTTAATCTAATCCTCAATCTTGCAGCCGGTGATTATGTTGAAGTTGAAGGCTTGCAAGGCTCAGGTGGCGCATTGAACCTAACGACAAACTGCCGCGCTCAAATGGAATTCCTAGGCGTTTAATATGTCATGGAAGTTATCGAAGGCCGCTGGCCAGTTGCGCGAACAGGTCGATGACACGTTCCCCAATCGAGATAGACATTCGGATGGAACTATCGGCGACCCAAGCCATAAGGCTCGTAAGTCTGATCATAATCCCGATTTTGCGGGCTGGGTACGTGCCTTGGACATTGACTCCAATTTGCGAGCTTGCAAATCCGAGGCGTACGAGCTTGCGGATCAGTTGCGAATACTGGCCAGAAAAGACAAGAGAATTGCTTACATTATTTTTGCTGGGCGAATTACTAGCAGAAGAAGCCTATGGCGATGGGTTAAATATCGAGGAATAAACCCACACCATACGCATATTCACGTTTCATTTACCAAGAAAGGCGATTTAGATGGCTCATTCTTCAAAGCACCTATCATCGGTGGCTAAACCCTACATTTACGCACTAGGCGCGTTCTTGGCTGCATGGCAGATTAACGATTTCTCATTCGATGCGCGTTCAGTATTGGGCGCACTAACCGCATGCGTATTGGGCTACGCATCACCTAAGAAGAAGTGACACCGGCAGAATGGGCGGGATTCATTCTCGCCATTCTTTCCTCATGCGCTATCGTCGTCGGTGGGCTTCGTTACATTATTAGACATGAAGTGCCGGTATTACTCGAACGATCTAATATCGTGTCGCGTATCGAGAAACTCGAATCAATGGTTCTAGAATTGCTTACTAATGACCGCAAAAAAACCAACAAAAAGCCAGCGCGCCGCTAAACGTCGCTCGAAAGAGCGAGCCGCCAAGCGTGATAGACGTGAGCCATTACGCCCGATTGATTTCTGGGCTGCCGGTGTCGTTGAAGCGTATGAAGCATTGGTTAGAGCCGGCATGAATAAAGACCACGCTCGATGGTACATCGAAAGCGTTATGGCGCTACCCGAGTGGATACATAAGAACCCAGACCATTCACCGTATGAATATGACGATGATGACGATGAGGATGAATGAAGCGAATAGTCGTTATTTCAGATTTGCAAGTCCCATTTCACGATGAGCGAGCAGTCCGAAATCTCGCCAAATTCATCAAACGATACAAGCCTGACGACGTTCTATGCGTTGGTGATGAAATCGATTTCCAGACCATTTCACGTTGGTCAACTGGGCGCGATGAATGGTCAGGCACAATTGGCCGCGATAGAGATGCTTGCCAGAACGTTCTCTACGAACTCGGTGTCACCCATATCGTTAGATCCAATCACACCGACAGACTCTACAAATCCCTAGCATCGAGGCTTCCCGGACTCATCGGGTTGCCAGAGCTGCAATACGAGAATTTCATGAACTTTAAGGAATTAGGCATCAAATTCCACCGAAAGCCGTATGAGATTACCCCTACTTGGATTATGGTGCATGGCGATGAACAGGCTATCAACCACAATGCCGGTTTAACGGCCTTGGGAGCCGCTAGAAGGCATGGTAAGAACGTGGTAGCAGGTCATACCCACCGCCAAGGGATTTCGTCGTTCTCAGAGGCATCTGGGGGCGTTTTAGGGCGTGTTCTGACTGGGTTTGAGGTTGGACATTTGATGGATGAACGCCAAGCCTATTACACCAAGGGCACATTCAACTGGCAAAAGGGGTTTGGCATCCTCTACGTTGACCGAAAAGGGGTACTGCCCGTTGCCATTCCAATCGATAAATCAGGCTCATTCATAGTCGAAGGCAAACGCTACGGCTAACTGCAACGCCTAAGTGATACGGCCAAGTGATACGGCTAACTGCAACGCCTAAGTGAAACGGTTATTTGATATGGCCGTGCGTGTCGTTGACTTATTCCCATTTCCGGTGGACACTATTTGACAAGTGTTCAACCTAGGAAAGGAAAACCGCATGAAAGAAATCGCGCTTTATGCGTTCTGGGCAATAACTGGATCAGCACTATTCACCGGCTGGTTCTTACGTTTGACAAATAACCACTATCGAAAGGGCTACGCAGATGGGTACAAAAGAGGGAAACTTGTGGCGAGCGAAAGACTTGCTGACTAATGCCGCTGACACAATCTCGGAAAGAGGGCTCACGCATGGTCATTACGACCTCACAATGCTTAGAACGGCAAAACTCTGGACAGACTACCTCGAAAGAGAAATGGATCCAACAGACGTTGCAATCTGCATGGCTTTGGTCAAGCTCGCAAGAATCATGGAAACTCGAAACGTTCACGATTCTTGGGTGGACTTCGCCGCCTACGCCGCAATTGCCGGAGAGCTTGCAGTCAAAGATTGGAACGATTTGGATGCTTAGCCGTTCACCTAGAGGGACTTGGTGCGATTATTGCAAGATGCGTTTCGGGACTGAATGCCTAAAGGGTCAGGTTCAAGCGATTTGGCAAATTACGAGTAAGCGCTACGGAAAAGTCGTAGTGCGGCACTATTGTCACGCATGCGCCGTTGAGGTGCAGTCGTGGCCAGACGGTACGACTTGGACATTGCATCAGCAATTGGAGTATGCGAAAGGAAACAGGGAATTAGATGTTCAATTTGAATGATTATGAAGATGTTGATTCTAGAATCCACAAATTCTATGAAGAATATCCCGATGGTGCTATCCGCACCGAATTAATCAGCAACGATGAAACCTCAGGTGTCGTCGTATTTAAGGCAATTGCCTACCGGACTTACATCGATGCCAATGAATCGGCTATTGGTTATGCACGTGGTAGCCGTAAAGATCGTGGCGTTGACAAAGATTTCTGGTTCGAGAATTGCGAAACGTCGGCTATTGGTCGATGCCTAGCAAATCTTGGTTTAAGCGCCAAGGGCAAACGAGCATCAAGCTTAGAAATGGCTAAAGTCAATGATGCCAAGAATGAACCAGCACCGATTCGGGTTCGGACTGAAGAACACAAGAAATTCATCGAAACCCGAAATGAAGCTGCGACGGTGGTTTGGGATACGACAATCGAACCGCCAAAAGATGTTGAACCAGCGTTTGATTCAGCTGCCGATTTGGTTCAAACCCAATTGGGCGCTGAACCGATACCTCAATGCAAGCATGGTGATATGAATCTTAAAGAGGGCGCTAAGGCCGGCAAGCCTTATCGCGGGTGGTTATGCCCGCTGCCCTACCGCCAAAAGGCAGAGCAATGCGCGCCTATCTGGATGGTCGTAGATCCAAATGGGCGATTCACTTATCGCGATGAAGATATTGCGAGGGTGACGGCATGAGGACAGGCTACTGCCTAGGATGCAAGAAGCCCGCCGTATTGGCGGGCGACTTGTGTGATAGGTGTGAAGCCGCTTATGAAAGAAGATATGGAAAATGAAGGTATTAAACGACCAAGTCGATGCGTGTGACAATTGCAATCAACCGTTAGACGATAAAGATAAACCGTGCGAATGCAGCACGTGTCACGTTAGATCTAATTAATGAGCCAGTCGCGTAAGCATCGAGGTTACAAAACTCAACGCATCATTGCCGAATATCTGGTCGAGAATGGCTGGCCTAATGCGCTGCCGGTAGGCGCTGGCCGTGAAGGTTCGGACATCACCGGAATAAACGGTCTAGACATTGAAATAAAGGCTCGAACACGGCTGGACTTATCTGGGCTCATGAAGCAGCTGCAAGACCGCAAAAACGGCGTTGGAATGGGCGTAGGGGTGTTGCGGCTGAACGGTCAAGGTGAGAAATCAGTAGGGCAGTACGTTGCCATTCTGACCTTTGACGACTTAATCTACTTGTTGAAATCTAGTGGCTACTGAACCGAATCTAATCCATCGATGCCGCGGTTGCGGTCTATGGATCTATGGAAACCGTGAAAGGTGTGAATCTTGCAATGAAAATAAACAAAGTGTTTAATGAAAATTGCATCGAAACAATGGCGAAAATGCCTAATGAATTTATTGATTGCGTGATTACGTCGCCGCCATATGATGATTTGCGGGAATATGATGGTTATAGCTTTGATTTTAAAAACGTGGCTTGCCAACTATTTAGGATATTGAAACATGACGGGGTTCTGGTGTGGGTTGTTGGTGACCAAACTAAAAATGGCTCAGAATCAGGAACAAGCTTTAAACAGGCTCTATATTTTAAAGAAATTGGATTTAAATTGCATGACACTATGATTTATGAAAAGAATAGCCCTAGATTTCCAGCTCATAGAAATGGCAACCGATATACCCAGATATTTGAATATATGTTCATATTTACTAAGGGCAAACCGGTGGCCAATTTGATTATCGATAAGCCAAATAAATGGGCTGGGTTTAAAGATTGGTCAGGAAAAATGAAAAATCCAGTTCATGAATATGGAGTGCGTAATAATATTTGGCATTATGTAACGTCTTTCAATAGTTATGGTCATCCTGCACCATTTCCTTTGAATTTAGCCAAAGACCATATTCGAACATGGACTAATGAAAATGATTTGATTTACGATCCATTTATGGGATCTGGCACGGTTGCGGTTGCAGCTCTAGAGTTGAACCGTAATTACATTGGGTCAGAAATCAGCCCAAACTATTGCACTATGATAAAAAATAGATTGCGTGATGTGGGTCACAATGAAGAATTATAAGCCTCTGACCTGCGGTTTTGTTCGCCTATTTGACAAGCATGTTATGCTGAAGCGGCTCGCGCCCCTGAGAGGCGGCGCGCCTCACCGCAAAGCATTGGGGCGGGCTATTGCTATTTCAGGGATGGTAATAGCAGTAAGCGTCGCTGGTATACAAGATATAGAAACTGCAAACGCTGAAGATACAAAGCCGTTGAATATTATGAATCTAAAGCTCTATTTGCATAATCAGTTAAATGATTGGGATCAGTTCGAATGCGCCAACCAGTTAGGTATCAAGGAAAGTAATTGGAATTACAAAGCCGTCAATAATGAGAGTAAGGCTTATGGGATATTCCAGCATATGAGTAAGTACGCTAAAGAGTGGGATGCTTACACCCAGATAGATAAACACATCATCTACATCGATAGCAGATATGAAGGCGATTGGTGTAAAGCCCTAACACATTTGGAGAATAAGGGATGGCATTAGGATTCTGCGTTATGTGCTCATGGTTCTATGATGAGAGTGAGGGTAGGTTCTTCATCGATAACCAGAACAAGGTTAGGTTCATTTGCGAAAGTTGCGGTGGCGATGAGTAAGCCATATCGAGCCACTAGCCATTGGAAGAAGCTGCGGCTACAAGTGCTTAATAGAGATGGCTGGACTTGCACCTATTGTGGTGACGTGGCCAATGAAGCGGATCATGTGTATCCCAAGAGTAAGGGCGGGCTCGATGAGCTTGATAACCTTGTGGCAGCGTGTAGGC